GTAAAAAATAATAAATTTTCAATCTTATCTACTCCTGTTATTAAATACTTAAAGTCAAAATTTAAAACCGAGGTACTAACTACATGATAAATTAAAGATCCTAAATTAGTATTATAGGAAACAATTAAATCTACAACACCTGTAGTTACCGAGTTGGGATTATTTTCATTATGAACAAACCAATAAAGAGTTTCGTTTATACCATCTTCATATACTCCAATAGTTCTTATATCTCCTACTAAAGGTACTCCTTGAAATTCTAATTGCGTTAAGATTGTATTCCCTAAGGAATTTTCTACTGCACCAATTTCTGTGCTTTCAGTAGATCCTAACCTGACGTTTAAAGCGTCAATATATTCTCCTGGTGGAATAAGCCTTTCATCTACAGACTTATTCATTTTACCCGCTATAAAATTTGTTGAAGTTAAAGGCATATTATTTTATCCATTTATCCTGACCTCTTAAATTCTGTAAGAGTCTGCCAGGGTGTATATTACTTAATCTTAGTTTAGCATTACGGAGTAAAGAAGATTTGTCTTTTCTTGCTCTATTAACTAAATATTCCTGTGCTCCATGTCGGCCATTCAAAATAGCATACTTTATATAGGCATATATAAAGTCTTCAAATAATTTATTTACACTAACGCTGGAGTCATCACCATTTTCCATTCCATCTGAAACATACTCTAAAACCACTAACTTTCCAGCCATTCCTGAATTAAAGTTTATTACACCACCTTTTCTGTTTATACTAAAGGTAGGGTTTACATTTGCTGTTTCTGTATTTAAGCCAAATCTTGCACCTACTTGATAATCAAAGTACCAAGCACCGTCTACTAAATATCCTTGCTGTCCACTATAAGGACCGTCCCCAAGATACATTGTTTTTTGCTGACTATCTAATCTTTGTTTATCCCAAAAAGAATTATGAGGTTTTAAAACATTACCATCAATATCAAATAATATTCTACAATCATGATCTTGCAAGTAAGCTCCACTCCAATTAGTCTGTATATTTTCTGTCATAGGATAAAGCATACCATCTTGCTCTAAAGATATTCTTACCCAGTTTACATAATCCTGTGGTAAAACAAACCTAAGTTGATCACAAATTTGTAATTCTAATATTTTAATTTCTTTCATTGCATCGTAATTCAATTCTTGAATTCCTCTCTTTGCATGAAATAAAACTTGATATCTGTTTACATTATTTACTATTTCATTATTACCTTGGAACATTAACATAAAATTATTTACAATATCTTCTAAAGATATGTACTGATAAGATCCCCAGTTTGCATCTGTAGGTACATTCTGACTATTCTCGTAATATTGATAATCTGTTATATATGCCATAATTAACTACTTTCTTGTATTTCGTTACTTTCTTCTGTTTTACCAAAGTTATACACCTCTGCTTCTCTAATTTCTATTCCTACATACTGACAAATCTTTGCTATTAAAGTCGGCTCATCAGAATCAGGTAATTCAAATTCTTGAAAGTCTGGTTGAGTAGGATCAAATTGAGGTTCTCCTAATCCTATATTTAAGAAAGTCCATCTTGGTGCTAACGGATACCTTATATACTGAGTCTGTATAGCACCTGGCTGTAATATAGTAGTAGGGTATACTGTTATGTTATTATTCTCTAAAGTGTACGCAGGGTATGTTTGATTTGGAGCAGTTAACATAGAGTTGGTTAAGTAAAATATTTTATTTTGACTTACCCTTTCTACCTCTCTAATTTTTGTATTAGAATATATAACGTAGCTATTACCTATAACTGTAAATATATCTGCACTTAATGTTATAGTCGTAGTATTTACTACTCCAGTAACATATGCTTGTTGAAATGTCGTTGTATTTACAATTAAACTTCCTATAGCTGGAGTAGGAGAGCTTGTAGGTATAGTAGTCCATCCAACTGCAGCTCCATCTACTAACTGATTTGCTACTGTAGCAGTAGCGGTTCCTGTAAATAAAGGAGTACTATAATAAAATATTTTATTAATTAAATAATAATCTAATGGCAAAGAATAAACATTAGCATTTACTTGAGGTAAAAATACAGTGTTAGAAAAACTATCCATCACCTCTACTAAACCTTTAGTTATATCAGCATAACCTGTGCCTGATGATCTTGCGTTCTGTCTTTGAATCCAATTATTATAGGAGTAAAAGTAATCCTCAAACATATCCAGCTGTGCCTGCTTAGCATATAAATTAAAATCTTGTGGAGTAATATACCCGTAGTTATTTTTATTTGCTATAGCTAATACAGTATTCCTTACTTCATTTATTGATGCCGCCATATTATATAAACATTTTTACAAAGATAATAAAAAAAAAGAGGCCCACTTTTTTTGTAGGCCTCTCTTTACTTACTGATATACTTAAACTAATTAAGCATTTACAATACTTGTTACAGCTTTCGGTAGAATCATCTCGTAATAAGGATTTTGCCAAGAAGTAGCTAAAGCTATTTCCTGTCCGTCTAAGATAGCTGTGTAAACATCATGAGCAACTTGTACTGCAGTTGTTACTGTAGTAGTTGTACCATCAACATAGTCGATTGTAACAGTTGCTGCTGTAGAAGTTGCTGTAGCAATTGCTTTAACTCCATCAAGGCTGATCAACTGACCAGTGATAGGAGCATTCGTAATTTTAAGAAATTTTGCCATTTTATAAAAAGGTTTTAATGGGTTAATAAAGTGCAAATATACATAAAAAAAAAGCACCCTTTTAAGGTGCTCTTTCTGTTGTATGATTAGAAATTATTTATTTTTCTTTAACATATTTTTAAGTAACTTATATGTCTCTACTCCCTCATCAGTTTGTAAGTAAGATCCTACTATATCATTAGCATCTTCTCCATAAGGAACAGTTAACATTTTACTTTTATTTTTAGCAAGATTAAAATAAACATCTCTTCCATTATTTCTTAATCCTAATAAGTTAGCACTGAAGAACTTAACTACATCATCTGCAATTTGTAATGCGGGATCATTAAGAATATCAATAAAGTCTTCTGGATAGTTTCTTGAGAATACAAGAATGTCTCTTTTTAATTCAGCAGTGCTTAATTTATCTGCACCTCCTCCTAATAGAACTCTACCAACTGTCTCAAGCATAGCAATATCTAAGTCTCTTGCCAAAATTTGAGCGTCTAAGATTAATTCTTCGATTTCTAATTCTTCAGCTGCATCTTTAGCATCATCTATTTGCTCATATATCATCCCGTTACCAGGATGTAAAGATAAAAATTGTTGTAGAACTTGATTAGTTCTATCTACAGTTAAAAATCCATCTTCAAAAACAATAGGCTCCATAATAGCATTACCATCTTGCTCTTCCTCAAAAGGTGTCTTTTGGTTTCTTGCATAACGAAGTGGTTTATTAATACCTGTTTCTTCATCAAAATAAAGTAATGGGGATCTTTTGTTGTGGTGAGAGTTTAACATAAAGCACAATGGTGCTACGTCTCTCTTTAATCTGTACTGTTTTGTAACTGGTGTTGTTGTCTTTTTCATTTTATTATAATTTAATTAAAGTTAAAAAAAGGGGAGGAGGTTAATCCTCCCCTAATGATTGTTAGTTATTAGTCTCTAAATAAGAAGAAGTTGTTTGCACCTAAAGTACATACAGCTCTTTCCGATAAGAAGTTAACTGTCATCGCATCTAAAGAAGATGTTCTTGCTCCACCAGCAGAACCAGTGATCCAAGTTTTGTAACGTCTGTCTTCAGTTTCAGAAGCTCTGTATCTAACGTGTAAGAATGGTCTCTTAGCGTTCTTACCTAAGATTTGGTCATATACAGTTGTAGAACCAGCTGGAACCATAAGTCCATTGATTGCACCTCCTGTTAAACCACCTCTCATTGTAGGATCGTTTAAGTATTTCCAGTCTGACTTATAGAAATCATAACCTCTTCTGAATCCTGTAAATCCTAAGTTTAAAGCCATCTCTTCATCATTATCAAATAAACCATATGAAGTACCACCCGCTCCGTAAGAGTTTTGAGCAGCTAACATATCATCAATATCAAATGAGAACTGACGGTTAACAAAGATTACATTTTCCTCAATAGCACCTTGCTTATCAAGTCTTTGGATTACTGAATCGAAACCTGCAAGAGCTACTGGGTTACCCCCGCTCCATACATTTCCTCTTGTGTTTACTACATGGAAAACTCCTTCAGAACCTTTGTTTCCTACTGCACCACCTGCTCCAGCTGCACCAGATCCTGCCTCTGCAGGAACCGCTTCAACCATTGCAGTTTCCAAGTAATCTTCAAAACGAAGTCTTGTTTCGTGCTCAGACTTTAAGTACCATAGGTATCCGTTAGCACCATTTTCCGTAGTTACCTCAACCCATCCAATTTGAGCCATGTCAGAACCATTTACTTCGTAAGTATCTTTAATGATAATTGGAGAGTTTTCAAAAATATAGTCTTGAGCTTCGATAGAACCAGTCATTCCTAACTGACCTTTCTTAAACTCAGATCCATAAATAAATATACTACTGTTTACTCCTGCCGCTACTGCTTGACCACCTGCTTCATAGTAAGCTACAGTTACTGTAAAAGGAGCTACATCTGAAACAGCTGTTACAATTGCTTTGTTGCTTAATACTGAACCAGCAGTCTCATCAGAAATCATCACAGTTTGACCTACTCTAATTGCTGAAAAACCATTAACTGGAGCACTTGAAGCTGGAGCTGGAGGATTAACTTGAGCTGTAGGGATAGTCCATACTGCTACGTTAGCCGCTGCTGCTGCTGCAGACGTACATGCTGTATACTTAGTGTGTAACCTTCCTTGCTCAGCCCATTTAATAAGGTCAGAGTTAGAAGGCATTTCAGCACCAACCATTCTTAAGAATGATGCTACTGTTCTATTACCATATCTTTCAAATTCTTTTTCATAAGTATCAGGAAGATACTGAGAAAGAAAATCAAAGTTGTTAATATAATTTGTTGCCAGGGCTACTTGTTGTCCACTTGGTTGTAGATCAAATCCTGGAGGTGTAATTACTGCCATTTTTTTTAATTTTTTTAATTATTATTTGTGTTTTATACTTCTAATTTTGAGTCCCTTACCACTGCTATTATCGCCTACAGCTCTAATCTTCAATCCATCTTTGTTGAAACTTTGTGGGGCTTTACGAATATCCATATTAATGTTTTTAGATTTTTTAGAAACATTATCTACAGCTTCGGTCATTCCCTGATTATAAAAGAATTCAGCAAATTTGTCAAGATTCATAGCAACTGACATAGCTCTATGATATCCCTGAGCGTCATTAATTAATCCACTGTCTTTATCCATGTATTTGCCCACGAAATTATTAACATTAGATTGCTTACTTTTTAACTCAGCATTATCACCAGGTTTAAACGTAAAACTTTTTTCCCCGACATTGAACTCAAAACCTTTGAACTCATCGTTAAAAACCTCATCGGTTTTATTAAGAAAATAGTCATACCTTTTCTTCTGTGCTTCTTTCGCACTGGTAGATTCCTCTACATAACTTTTATAGCTATTGAATTCTTCCATGGACTCTCCAGATAATCCACCCCCACTTGACTCAAGAGGAGCTTTATATTTATCTTTCTGTTCATTTAAAAACTTTTTAGCCTTTACAAGTTCTCTTTTCTTTGCTCTCTCAATCTTCTTAATGTGAGATGGTTCATCTAAATCTTCGTCATAACCAAATTTATCTACCATTAAGTCTTTAATATCCTCACTATCTAAACCTTCTTCAGTTTGAGAATAATATTGAGATAACAATTTATCACTGTCCATTTCATCATAATTTTGTTGTAATTTTACAAAATCATTAATTCCTCTTCCAGTTTCTTTTTTGTACTTAAAATACGCTGCAACATCTTCTGGTAAATCATCGTTTGATTCTTTTGTGTCAAACAACTGATCTACTGATTCGATATCTTTATCGTATCTATTTTTAATATAAGAAAGAACGTCTGCATCTTTTAACTCTGACGCTTGAGTTTCTACTTCTTGTTGATCCTCATTCTTTAATTCTAATTTTTCTACTGTTGAATCTGTATTTTCTGTTGATTCAAACTTCTCTTCATGTTCTTTAAGTAGCTTTTCTTCCACTTCTACTTTGGATTTTTCAACCCCTGATACGTCTTTTACTGTAAATTTATTCTCTTCCATTTTATTTAATTTAATTTAGGTTACAAAGTTAATACTAATTTTATTATATTTTTAAGCCTTTCTTTCGGCCTTCTTTTTAGCTCTATATTTTTTCATGGCCTCTCTTTTATCCTTTCCTTTTTTCCAACTTCCTGCAGCAAATCTTTCAGCTCTTCGTTTACTTTTAAACTCATATACTTCTCCCGCTTTTTTTGCCTCCTCATAAGTCTGAGATTTTTTCTTTCCTTCTTCATCAAAAGTGATAGACGGGGTTACATGATATCTTTTTCTCCCTTTATCATCTTCTGTATCATACCATTCCATTTTATGAGTTTCGGTTTTACCACGTTTATTTACATGACCTACTCCTTTTCTAATAGAACGAGCATGCTTCTTACGTCTTCTTTTTATTGGATTAGTAGGCATATTATCTTGGATTAAATTCAGCTAAATCAAATCCATCTAAACTATCTTCGTTAGATTCAAAGTTCATAGCAGGTAAATTTCTTTTACGTTGTTCAATCATTTTAGATTGTTGAGTATTACCTTCAGCTATTCTTTGAGACTTACCGTCTTCTTTCTTTTGTTCACGTGTATCTATTTGTGATTGCTCCATACCTCTAAGTTGCATGTTATAATTAAATTCAACATCCATTAGTCTACGCTTAAGCTCAGCTTCATTGTTTTGTTTCTCAATTTCAAAAGAAATTTCGGCTTGTTTAATTTGAATCTTAGCTTGAATCTCTTGCTGAGTTTGTTGCATCTTAGCTTGAGCTTGAGCTTGTTGTAATTGTTGAGCTTGTTGGTTCTGCATAGCTTGAGCCTGTTGAGTTTGTTTTTGTTTTTCAGCTTCTGTTTGCTTACGCTTTACTTTTAATAATTGATTAGCCATTTTTAAATTACTAATCGTTCTAATATCAATAGCGTCTTCTAAGTCAATACCTCCATTTTGTAAAGCCATCTGTATATTCTGTTCTAACTGTTGTTTTTCTTCTTCATCAGGACTCATTTCAATAAAGATTCCAAAGTCATATATATAAAGATTTTTAATCTCTTCTAAAATACCTAAGTTATATTTACCAATCTGCATCGCAAACTCATCTCTGAAATCTGCATACTGTAAAATATCTGCAGTCCTTATTGAAAGAGCTTCAGCTAAAGTTTTTGTTATATATAAACTTGCATTTAATATATGTCGAGTAGCTACATTAGAATTTAAAGCAGCTAACTTCTGTAGACCAACTAATGAGTTAGGGTCAGGAGAGCTACCATCTCTTGCTTCATTTAATCCTGTTACAGTTCTTATTTGGTTTAAGTAATGGTTATAATTAGATATAAGCATTTGTGCTTTAGATGCTCCTGAACTTGATTGAAGTTCTCTGATTGGAGTTCTTGCTTGGTTAAAGTCTCCATCTTGC